ATACGCCAAGCACTCGAAATGAGGAACGGTCGCCTGAAGCATAGGCTGATCGTTTTTTGTTGGCCACGAGGCGAAGGGAAGTCTGCTGTAGCTTGTTTGATCCAACTCTGGAAATTCTTTTGTTTTCCACAACAACAGATCATGCTTGGGGCGAACAGCAAAGACCAGGTCAAGTTTGTCCACTATGATATCATGCGGAACATCATCTTAAACTCTCCGAAGCTTCTTGAGATTGTCGGGAAGAGGAACGTCCAAGAGAAAGAGATTCGTTTATGCGATTCCCAAGGAAACGTAGGCTCAATGATCCGCTCTATCTCCAGCTTCAGCGGTATAGTCTCGAACATAACAGGGTACTCGTTCTCAGAGATGTTCGATATGAAAAACCCGAAGTTCTTTGTGCAACTGGATGGATCGACAAGGAATATGCCGAACGCTTTAGGAGTGATCGATTCAACGGTTTCCGAACTGACCCATATTTTACATCAACTGTACCAGACGCATAAGAAGGGGAAAGATCCTACATTGTTCTTCAATTACCGTTGCTCACAAGAGGGCAAGCAAGAAGACATGTGGCACCCGTACAATAATCAGGAACAACTAGACTCCTATCGGGAGAAGTTTCCAGATGTTGAATTTAACCGCTATTTTAAAAATGTTTGGTCAGCTGGATCAAATCGCTTCTTTCTCCCCGAGGTGGTTGAGGCAACTCACTACTTGGGTTATCAAGGTTCGCTTGGGGCGCAGCAAGCAATCACAGATACGCTCAAACAAGTAGCGAAAATCGAAAATCCTTATAGCGAGGATGACATTGAAGTTGAAATTGATACAACGCACAGCACAGCGTTAAAAAGCGCGTTAATTCGAGTCGAAAGTGTATACGATCTAAAGACGGAGAATAACTTCCCCCGAATCTGCTCATTGGAAGAATTAAACCAGTTATCCGCTTTATACAAGACAGATTTTGCTATTATCGCTGGAGTTGACCGTGCCGACCCAATGAAAGCGGATTTAACCAAAGGCGCGCGAACAATTGTTACCGTCGTTGCAAAAGGACTCCCAGGAAGTAAAAATAACCCCAGTATGTACCTAGAAGAGGGTCAGGTGAAAAAATATATTTACTTCCTCCTCCATTTAGTGCATGTTGAGTCCAACGAATTGGATGAAATCAAATCGGTTCTAAAAAGAGCTATTGATGAGTTTGATGGGATAGAAATGCTTTGCGCTGAAAGATGGGGCATGTGGGACGTCGGTACTTGGTGTGAAGAGCAAGAAATAGGCTTTGAGACACTACAACCGACGTATGACAAGCAAAAGCAAGCATTTTCCGAGTTATTTACGTTATATCGACAGGGTTTGTTCAAAACCCCCACTTTATGCGTACCTGGAAGCAAAAATAATGATATTTTAGAAGAGGAGATACTTCTTTTCGATCATAACCCAGCTAAAAAATGGTATGGTTCCCCCGAAAAAGTAGAGAAGAATGGCACCCAGGATGACTCCGTATTCTCTTTAGCCTGGGCTATTTACGGAAGCAGGGAGCTAAATGTACTTGATTTTCGTGAGAGAACCAGTATGATGATATTCGGAGAGATGTTCACCGAGAAACGTGTGGGAGCTTATTAATGTCGAAAATTACGAATATCACGCCTGAATTATCCCCAGAAGCCATACATACGATCATTGATGATCTAAATGAAGACCAATTGATGACGATAGCGCAAACATCCGTCAATTGGATGACCGGCACGGATCCGGTTGTAGATGAAGATGGCTTCTTAACTTCAGAAGGTGTTGGTGCTACACAGAACGATTTACGCAATTATGGTCAATTACAGAAGGCTTGCTGGGATAAATTTGTATCTAATCCACAGATTAATAGCCATGTTCGTGATTATATGGGCAGTCTTACAGGGATGGGATTCAGAGTAGAGTCCCAAATCCAAGAGCTCCAAGATAAGATCGATGAAACCATAGAAGACCCAAGAAACAATCTCTCTGTACGTATGACCCAGTACGTTGCACGATCTGAAATAGAGGGTGAATTGTTCCTCTCCTTCACATTACATACTGATGGCTTTGTTGAGATCGATTTTCTTGATCCTTCATTGATAAGTGCAGGTGGAGAAAGTTCCTCCGGTATTTACCATCACAACAACAAAAGTATGTTTCCCCTAGTTTATCGCTTTACTCGCCCAGCCACAAATGGTAAGAGCAATGAGACCCTTTTCTTACCCTCAATCAACCTTGCCCATTTCCCAGAAATGAAAGTTGATGCTGAAGCCTTGATCAAAAATGATGCAGGCGCTACGGGACTCTATGGTAAAAGTACAAATAAAGCATATAAGAAGTTAGGTGGATTAACGACTTTCGTTGTTACTTGGGACAGGGGTTTTCTTACAAATCGAAATGTATCCCATTTAAAAACTACGCTAGTTTGGATAAATCACTATGAATCATTGAAGCGTTGGGAAATCGATCATAAGAAATCAGCTGGGAGTTACTTATGGGTTGCATCGATCACAGATTCGAAAGCATACAGGACTTGGCTCAAATTAACTTCAGAAGAAAAACAAGAAACAGGCCTATTCGCAAAAAAAGTTCCTGGTGGGACAATTGTTCTGCCGCCGGGCATCAACCTGGAGTGCAAAAACCCCAATCTTAGTTCTATCTCTGGACAAGATACAGACATAATGCAGATGGTCACTTCCGGTCTTAATCGCCCAGAAGATATGGTCAATGGTTCTTCTAGCGGATCTAAAGAAGGCATTCAAGCATCCCGCGGTCCACAGTCGGATAGGACACAGGATCAACTCGCGTACTTCGAGCGGTTCTTGCGTTTTGAATTCTGGAGAAGCGTATTACTGCTATGCTATCGCTCTGGGTATTTGAAAGAGACCTACAGCATTAAAGAAGCTGTTGAGTTTAAGGAACAAGAGCCGATCTTCAAGAAAGTCACGAAGAAGGGCTATAATCTTATTGAGTTTGAATTTCCACAGTCCGAAGTTTCCGATATGGAAGGTAAGGCAAGGGCGTTATTGGGAGTCAAGCATGGTTCTGTGGCAGAAAGTCTTGGTATACCCCACGAAGAAATTGCTAACAAACTCGGATTCGGTTCTTATTACAAGAAGCGCCTTGGTTTTGCAACAGAAGAAAAAACGTATCCAAAGACTCCACTCGCTATCGCTATTGACGCTGCTGAAGAATCCGCCGCATCTCAAGAGCCGCAAAACATCCCAAGTCCTACTAGCGCACCGGGCCCTGGAGACTCAGAAGCAAGTGGTGAATCCAAACTTATCCGTAGAAAAATATAACGATCGGTTAAATTTACTTTACTTAGGATTCCGTTTTTGTTATTGGTAAGAGGCTAAAGGAGAAATTGATGGAAAAAAATCACCCAAGAATTTTAGAAGCATTGACTACCGAGCCGTGGTTATGCACCGAGGAAGGTGTCCGCCAGATGATTGCCATTGCTTCTTATGAGGGCGACATTGGCGCATTGCAAACCAAACTAGAATCAAGATTACCTGATTCTTTTAACGCCACCCGCAGGGACAACGTTGCGATCATTTCCCTCTCTGGTCCAATCTTTCCAAAAGCAAACTTGATGACCGAAATTTCTGGGGCGACAGCTTTATCCCAGTTTGCTTTGGATTTTCAGACTGCTGAGGAGGATCCGGATGTCACAGATATTCTGGTCAATTTCTCTACTCCTGGTGGCGTTGTTGATGGAATTAATGAGGCTGCAAATCTGGTCTTCAATTCTACAAAGCACACCGTAGGATATGTTGGTTCCCTTTCTGCTTCTGCTGGTTATTGGATCTGTGCTGCTTGTGATGAAATAGTTGTTGATGCTACTGCCCGATTAGGAAGCATTGGCGTAGTAGCCGGCATTCCCCCTAAAAGCGAAGATGATCCATTGGAATTTACGAATACTGCAAGCCCAAATAAACGTGTCGATATGGATACTAAAGCAGGTCAAGCATCCTTGGTTGCGGAACTTGATGCACTTGCCGATGTATTTATTTCGTCCGTCGCTACTTTCCGAAATGTTACGGATAAGAAGGTTCGTGCCGACTTTGGAAAAGGCGGCATGTTAATTGGGCAGGCCGCTGTAGATGCAGGCATGGCCGACAGGTTAGGTTCTTACGAAGCACTTATTCAGGAATTAACAAACACTAAACGAGGAGGAACAAACATGGATCTCGCAGCATTGACCAAAGAAGATTTGCTCGCCAGCCGTTCGGATTTAGTAACGGCAATCTCGACTGATGCAACTACCGCATTATCAGCCACCCATTCTGCTGAACTTACAGAGTCTTCCAATCAAGTCTCTGCATTGACAGAGGAGAACACCACTCTGAAAGCAGAGAACGAAACATTGAAAGAGGAGAAAACTGTGAACGGAGATCGCGTTGCCGCTCTTGAGCGGATAGATGCCATTCGTGAGGAGAAGGCATTGAATGCGCAAGCTTCCGGTATTGTGTCCGAAAAATTAACCGCTTCAACTATTCCGGTGCGTTTGCACAGTAAAGTTAAAGCAGGCATTTCTAACGATGCCTTCGTTGCTGAAGGTGTTCTTGACACTGTAGCATTTGGCGCAAGTGTTGATACAGAAATTAAAGACTGGCAAGAAAGCATCGGTACTCCATCCGCTGTTCTGGGAATTGGGGCAATCAATCAGGGCGAAGAAGATCCTGAAGCTTCCGCAGACGATGATATTGTAGCCCGTATGGTTGGTAAGTAATAAACCCTCAAACCTCAGATAGGAGGAACGAATGAATAACGAAGCTCCAGGTTTAGTTCGAGGCGGGATGTCTCCTGGTATCCGCCCACTGTTTCACTCACGTCGGGACATTGCTCTGATTAAAGACAAGTCCGCATCCAACGGTTTTGGCATTCTAAATGCCGGTACTGTAATGGGT